CAGGTTCAGGATGTAGAAACGACTTATAATGCCATAATTGAGATAGCGAGACAGGCGGGAATTTCTACCGTTGGTTTGGAGAAACAGAAACAGCAGGAAATTAGCCAGCTTGAATTTGAATACCAGAATAGTTTATACCAGATTCAATCCCAGATCGGTGTATCATGGGCGCAGGAATACCAGAATGAACTGGCCCTGTTAAAGAATTTGCACGATCAGGAATTAATAGACGAAAAGACATACCAGCGTAAAAAACTGCAAATGCAGATGAATAACGCTAAAAAATACTTTGACTATTATTCCGGCCTTTCCTCTTCCATGGTGGAAGCTATTCAGCAGGCCGAAATCGACCAGGTGGAAGCAAAATACGATGTTCTCATACAAGAAGCCGAAAACAACGGGGAAGATACTGCCGCCCTGGAAGAAGAGAAGGAAAATAAGAAACTGGAGATTCAAAAGAAGTATGCGGATGTAAATTTTGCTATCAAGTGTTCCCAGATCATAGCAGATACAGCCGTTTCGATTATGAAGGCGTACGCGGACTTAGGACCGATCGCCGGAACCGTTGCTGCAGCAATGCTTGCGGCTACTGGTGTGGCCCAGTTTGCATCGGCCAAAGCAGAACGGAACAGAATTAAAAACATGTCCCTGAAAAACACTACTGGCAGCAAGACCGCCACGGCTGAACGTGTTGTTTCCGGTTCTTCCGGTGGTGGATATTCGGAAGGTGGTTACACTGGTCCCGGTGGGCGTTATGAAGTGGCCGGCGTTGTTCATAAGGGAGAATATGTGGTACCACAGCCGGAAATGAATAATCCTAAAGTAATCGACGCTGTTAGCACTATCGAAGCGATCAGGCGGCAGCGTACCAATGCGAACCCGTTGCCACAGAATCCGGGTGAATATGCGGAAGGCGGTTACGTTACCTCTTATGCAGGGGATTCTTCCTACCGGGAGTTCCTGGAAGCGGCAAAGGAGCTGCGCGCCTCCTGTGAGGCTATCAAATTGATAAAGGCCTATATCGTTTACCAGGATTTGGAGAAGGCCAAGGAAACTATAGATAACGCCCGTAGTACATTTACACGCGGAAAATAAGTAATCATTATGCTAAAGATTAAGACGAACAAAGGTTATTTGGATTTAGGGGGTGACTTTACCGTACAGATTGATGAAAAATCCCCTGTCATGAACGACCAGGGATCGCAAACCGTACCGGTTACGGTTCCATGTACCGGCAACAATGCTAAAATAACCGGTTTTGCTCACCGTCTCGACATGGGCATAAAGCCGATGAATGAAGATCAGGCATGTACGATATTGGACGGAGCATATAAACGTACCGGGAAGATAAATATTGTTTCCGCCGGTAAAAAAGAAGGTATTACCCTTAACATCGGCTTTGACAATTCGGAAGCCTACAGCGCATGGAAAGCAAAGAAATTAAACGCTATTACGTTACCAGTGAAGGAGTATAGCAGCGTTAATTCTCTTTGCGCACATTTGCAACAAGTTTTAGGAGGTTATCAGACTGATTATGCCGTATTTCAGATTATGACCGGTAACGATTCGAAAGATAATCAGTTTTACCCTAAATACTTGAACTATATCACACCTGTATCAGAAGGAAGTAAAGTTTATCGTTTACGTTATCAAGCAAGAACAGAAACTTTTTTAGTAAATGGTACTCCGACTGCCGTAACACTTCCGGAAGGTTACGGTGTGACAGCCTTTTTATATGTATGGTGTGTGCTGGAACTTGTTTTTTCCGAATTTGGATATACCATAACCGAAAATCCTTTTAAGACGAACAAGGAACTTTCTAACCTGGTAATATTGAATAATGCTGCCGACTGTTGTGTTAAAGGAAAACTTTCTTACGCGGATTTAATGCCGGATTGTACGGTAGATGACTTTTTAAACGCTCTGTATGTGCGTTTCGGGCTGGTTTACAATGTTTCTTCCGATACGAAAACAGCCACGTTAAGATTAATCCGGGATATTGTGGATGATGTTCCGGACATTGATTTATCCTGTAGCATGACGGATGAACCTTTAATAACGTATGAAACGGCCCGGCAAATGAAGTTATCGGCCAAGACTTCCTTTACCGGGGCGGCTCCCGCTGTTGAAAGGTTTGAAGACTATTTACAGGATAACGAAGTAGCTATATTATCAAGAGTAGATCCTTCTAAAAGAATAATACATCTTAATTATGAGAAGACGACGGGACGGTGGTTTAAATGGGATAAGGAAAATAACCGCCTATCTTATTCATCATCGAGTTTCTTTTTCTGGGATCGGAAAACCGACAATATAGAAGACAACGAACTAAGCAGCGATGACGAATGTGTTCCAATGGATTTTGGCCCGAATGGTATTCTTTCCCCTCAATATCTGGCCGATTATAAGCACCGTTATACCTATCTTAAAACCTCCTCAAATAATAACGATGAAGACTCGGAGAAAGTAAAAATACCGTTATCATTTGTGTTTGCGTTTACGTCCTCTCAAAATAGTAAATATCCTTTCGGTTCCGTGTTACCTTACACCTCTGACGGCGAAGATATTATATTAAAAGACGGGAGCAAGCATACATTATCGCTATTTTTTCAATATGATAACGGACTGTTCTCTAATTTTTGGAAGAAATATGACGCTATATTAAGGCACTCGTTTAACTGTGTGGAAACGAATGTATTATTACCGATCCACCAGCTTATAAGCATGGATATATTAAAGCCTGTCACCCTGCGAGGCCAGTATTTCCTTTTTGACGGACTTTCTTATTCGCTTCCGGCTAATAAGATTGTACCTGTTAATCTGACATTGCGGACAATCCGGTTAATCGGTCCTTATGATCTGGATAATGAACATAATATTCCTACTTTTGGTTCTAAACTTTTTATCTGGGAGTTCAGAAGCACAAACATTGAAAATATGATGGAGAATGAAAGAAATAGGGTGTGGGAACAGGCTTGGGAGGATTGGCATTATTCAGATGTGTTTCCAGAAAAAATAAAAGATTCCTGGTATTCTACCGAAGGATACATAAATAGAAATAACGATAATTATCTTGTTGAAAATTATCCGGACGGAGAAAGCTTGACATTAACCCGGACATATAAATGTAAAACAACTGTTGTCGTTACTGTCTATTTTACTGGTGGAGGACATTCCGGTGCGCCATCAAGTAGAAATGATTATACTTATGAATCAGAAATAGAATATACAGATACATTCACATCCGTTGTATATTCCGGTTAATTTCGTCCTTTACTCTTCCTTTTATAAACCCAACTTTTGCACTATGGAAAAGCAGAATAATATCGTACTTGCCCCGTCCACTTCACAAGTAACGGAGCTTTATAATCTCTGGAGGGAAAACCACTCGGGCCGGCTTGCGGACTTTTATAAGTTTATGGTAAATCCTTCGGCTGTCAGGGATCGTTTTATTTCTTCTTTGGAGATGCAATATGATTTGATAGGAAGTTTTATTGTAACCAAAATAGCAAAGCAATGAGTACCAGCGATGAAGCTTTAAAAGTGAATATATATCCAACAGGAAACGCCTTTACACGTAATCCTATTTTTCTATCTGTATTATCCTATTCTATGGCTACATACAGTATCAGGATGAATAATGAAGAAGTGTTCAAAGGAAACGGAATCGGGGAATTTCGTGTTAATATAGCCGAGATTGTCGAAACCGGAATAACAGGTACACAGATTTTACCGGAGGGTACGAATCATATATTTGCTGTTTCCGGTTTGTCGGCCGAAGTAACTATACGTGTGGTAAATGAGGGAGAAGAAGAATGTAACTTGTCTTTTACCGCCTGGAAAGGGGGAATTTCCAAGAAAGAGTTTAAACGTCTTCGAAATTTGGGAACTGATATATTTAATTTGAAGTTCTTGAATGAATCCTGCAATTTCTTTTTTACTACCCGAAGCAACGACTGGCGTATAATAATGCGCGAAACGGAACTTTATCCGCTTTGTTTCATTTATCCGGAACATGAACTGAAAATAACGGAACTTCTTACCGGGCGGAGTATTTTTCTTCCAGGTACCACAGGCAATCTTCACGCTTTGAATCTGGAGGCCGTAAGACTTGAATTTTTTACCAGTTATGGGGTACTGGCAAACCTTTTTGATGTGTATAGCGGTGGTACGTTTGCCTGCCGAATCGGGATTGAACAAAGCCCGACGGTCCGCGAACGTTACCAGCTCCGGTTCCTGAATAGTTACGGGATTTACGAAGTGTTTTCCCTGGAAGGCGATGCCAGCGTAACCCCAGGTATGGATGAAGACGATAACGCTGTTTTTCGTCGTTACGATGAAATTACCGATGATTATTATTCGGATCGCATACGGACGGATATACAGACGGTCGTAACGATTAAGACGGGATTCAAACGCCCGCAGGAAATACGCTTCCTTCTTGATCTGCTTTCCTCTGATGATGTTTACCTGGCGGGTTACGGCCGGGAAGAGATAAAAGTAATTCCTTCGGCGGAAGAGTTTTCTTATCGTGTCCGTCCGGAAACACCGCAGAATGTGACGTTAAAACTCACGTTTGCCGATAAGGAGTCCAACTGGACTGGAGAAATTGCGGAAAGCGGCTACCGGAAACCAAGGGTTCATTCTAAAGAGTTCAGTAAACAATTTAATTAATACAGCTTATGAAGACGCAGAAACAGATAGATGATCTTATCGAACAGATCAGGGCTGCCGAGGAAAAGGAAAGCGTTACCAACGAAATGGAGGCGGACGTACTGGAGTTCCTTAATGAAAAGATAAAGCCTTTCGATAAGAAACACGAGGTAATGAGCGAAGAGGAATACAGTAAAATTAAAAATCCCGATTCGAATACCTTTTATTATACTTATGAAACGGAGGAATAAAGCATGTTGTTTAAGGGAGGAAGAAAGATAACGGGGATATTTGCCGAAGGAAAGGTTATTAAAGCCGTGTATTATGCCGGCCGGCTGGTTTGGGAAGCAATACGAAGTTGTTTCGGTTCCGGCAAATGGGTGGACAAATACCCGTGGTTGGACAAGGAACTATGGAAAGATAAATAATTGATTAATGCCTAACTATTTGGAAATATGGATATAAAGAAATTTAAAGACGGTGATTCCGGAAAAGATGTCCGTCAGACTATCGAAACGAATTTTAATAACTTGAACGAGTTTAAGACAGGTTATCAGGACAAAGTGGACGGTCCGGACGGCAAATCCTCTATTTTGCGCGCTTTTGCCGCCGAAGCGGATAAAGACCTGTACGAATCGGATATGGAGAAATACGCCGCCAAATTATTGTACCAGGTTATCATACCGGCCATGAACGCTTCTTCCAGTATAGCAACTTTACGGGTATCAGTAACGGAAGCACCGGCCGCGATTGTTGCGGAAAATGCGCGGGTAACGTTAGGGTTTACTTATTATTCGTTCTATGATGAAATAACGGAACCGAACGCAACAAAAGGAGTTGTTAAATTTACAATTAATGGAACCCAGGTCACAGACCTGACAGGAGAACTCGTACACCGGGAAAGTTATGTATTTGATTTGACACCTTATTTGATTGTAGGCGATAACAGTATAGTTGCCACCGTAAATAATAACGATGGTTCCCAACGTACCCTTTCTTATAATGTAAGTGTGAGGCAGCTTTCAGTTTCCTTTGTCGGTTTCAACCAGACGGAAGCAAGGGCGGGGGCTTTTAATATAACGGCTAAAGTTGTAGGATCGGCAGCGACCGTTTTTGTACAGGTAGACGGGCAGCAGGTAGCGGCAGGAACCGTTAACGCCGGAGCGCAGCGGGCGTTTTCCATTCCGGCACAGGAAACAAACGGTGTACATGTGATTTCGGTATATGCAACGGCTACAGACGTAGCTATTACAACAGAAACACAGACTTATGAGTTTATTTCGGATGTAGACGGTTCGCCGGCTATCGGAGTGGATTTTCCCGTTCAGGCAGCTACGATATACGATACGGTGATATTGAAATACTGGGTATTTAATAAGAACGGTGAAGGAGTTACACCGGTCACAATGAGCATTGAATCATCAACAGGGCGGGAGTTGTTTACAACGGAAGACAATGTAATAATGACCGGCGGAGTTTCCGCGGTAACTACCTGGAATATTCCTTTGACGAACGAAGAATATGTCGGCGATATTATCCTGGTATTGGAAGCGGCCGACGTAAGAAGGGAATTACCGTTACATGTTAATATGATTGAGGGCATAACTCTTGCACCGGCCACGGATTGCCGTTTGTTTCTGACATCCGCAGGGCGTTCTAATACGGCGTCAGACAAGGCACAATGGATAAGCAGAGAAAAAGACGTCCCGGAAATTGTGGCCATCTTTTCGGAAAATTTCGATTTTTCGGAAAATGGTAGTGGCTGGAATACTGACAACGACGGAAATGTGGCGTGTCATATCAGAAGCGGGGCACGTGTAACAATACCTTATTTGCCTTTTGATAAGAATTACGGGCAGGGCAATGATTTGGATAATCCCGGAACTAAGACGGGCAAGATGATAGAGGTAGAGCTTGCAACAAGAAATTGCGTAGATATGAACGCTCCGGTTCTTTCTTGCTATGATCCGGTTAATGGTGTCGGGATTCAGATTTTTGCCAATGGAGCCACTTTTTCTTCTTCCGGTTCATCCACCTTTACAGATTTTAAAGAGGAAACACACATCAGGCTGGGATTTATGGTTGAATGCGATGAAAGGGCTGACCGGTGTTTTATGTCAGTGGTTGCCGATGGTGTCCCCCAGGGAATTGCAGTGTATAGCAAAGCGGACACTTTCAAACAGGCAAACCCGCAACAAATTGTAATCGGGTCTGACGAGTGCGACGTCGATTTATATGCGATTCGGGTTTATGATAAAAGTTTAACGATACAGGAAATCATAGGGAATTACGCCTATGACACTCCAAAAGCCGCGGATAAGATAGCAATCGCCCGGAGAAATGACGTTTTCGATGATGCTGGTAACGTCAATTATGCGAAATTGCGTAAAGCTCTTCCGAACCTTCCTGTCATGGTTCTGGAAACAGCATCTTTGCCGGCAGTAAAAGGAGAAAAAACGCCGGTACCAAATACCAGCTTTGAAAACCCGCTTTCCATGGGGGTAGAAGATGCACCCTCATTTACAGCGGAAAATGCGGTAATTGACGTACAGGGTACATCATCTTCTAAAATAGAGGCTACGGAACCGGAGGGAGAATTTAAATACCGCAACTACAAGGAGGATTTTAAAGAAGGATTCCTGCCGGTTGGATTACTGGAAAAGTTAAACAAATATCCGTTGAGTAAAAGAACTCCCGGAGAAAGCAAGTTTTGCTATAAGATAAATTACATGTCTTCCGAAATGTGTAATAACACCGTTCTTGCGGAACTTTATAACCGGGTTGCTGTTGCTGCCGGTTTGCTTAGCGGACCACAGCAGGAACAGGCGGACGAAGCGAAAGAAGTAACTTACCGGCAGACAATCTTTGGTTTTCCTATGTGTATATACTGGAAAAAACCGGGAGAATCCCGAATGAAATATGTTTCTATGTTCGATTTCAACAACGATAAAGGAAACTTAAACATTCTGGGTTTTGACCGTAAGAAATATCCAAAAGCCGAAATTTGGGAAGTTTCGGATAACATTACATTTTTCGATCATTCATACCGGGGATGCTGGGTGGATGATACAGGTAAAACCAGGAATGATATAACAGCGGAATTTGAAAGCCGTTTGCCGGGAGATTCGGAAATAAACGAAGGGTGTATTTATGGAGAAGCCAAAACGGAAGGGCAGGTAGAACAGGCAAATAAAGAATGTGCAGCCCTTGTACGTTTTTGCAACTGGGTACATTCAACCAACCAGGAGCAGGCAACCGGTGAAGCGTTGCCGCAACCGTTCATAGATAAGGACGGAAAGGAATATACCGTAGATAATGCTTCTTATCGTCTGGCCAAGTTCTTGACTGAAAAGGATGATTATCTGGATTGGGAAAAAGCGGTATATTACTATAATTTTACCGCCCGTCATTTAATGATTGATTCCAGAGCAAAAAATATGCACCTGGTAACAGAAGACGGAATACGCTTTTACCCTATTGTCTATGATGCTGATACCGGGAACGGAAACGATAATAACGGTAAATTGAGTTATCCGTATTATTATGAGGATACCGACCTGGACGCAGGCGGAAATGTTGTGTTCAACGGTCAGAGAAGTGCTTTATGGATTAATGTACGGGAAGGACTTGCGGAAGAGATTGCGGCACAGGATAGGACATTGCGTTCTTCTGCTGGTTATAGCTATGAAGCGGAAAAGGCTTTGTTTGATTCCCACCGTGAACAGTGGTGTGAAGCCTTGTTCGCGTATGCTGCCTGGGCACTGTATAAGAATAATCCGGCATATATAGAAGCTGCACTCGGAGATAAAAAACACCAACGTAATTACTGGATGTACTATTCATACCGGTATTGGGACAGCAAATTTCATTCGGGGGATGCGCCTAAGAATAATCTGGTATTACGTGTATGGGGACGGGGTGCGGACTTAACCGTAGTGCCTTACTGTTGTCTCTATCCGCGTGCTGAATGGGGATCGACAAACAAAGTAACGACGCAGCGTTGCCTGGATCTGAAAAATGGTGTGACTTTTAAAAATCAGATTGATTCGGAGGTTTCTAATTTTATCATTTATATTTTCTCGTCTGATTTGATTGTAGATCTGGGCGACCTGTCACAAATGGGAGATATACAGATAGATGATATAGGGGCGGCACCAAGATTAAGGCGGCTTATTATAGGAAAGGATGAAGAAGGATTCATTAACAAGCGGGAAACTACACTTTCGTTAAATAAAAACCGGATGCTCGAGGTATTGGATATAACCAATTGCAGGGGATTCGGATTACAAAATGATGGCTCTTACAAAAATTACACGCTTGATTTATCGGCTAATACGTTGCTGAAAGAACTAAGGGCAAAAGGAAGTACGGTAACAGGATTTAGTCTGCCACAGACAGACAAGTTAATTACCTTGCAATTACCCGAAGGGCTTACAACCCTTGCGCTTGTAAATCTTCCGAATCTGGGGAAGAAGGGGGGAGTATTCTCCATTGATGAAACTTCCTCTCTTGTATCCGTTTCTATCCGTAATTGCCCGGCGGTGGATTCGCGGGCAATAATCGAGGACTGCTTGTCACATGAAGTGCAAAAGTTGGCAAATGTAAATATTACCGATATCCTTTGGAATGATTTCTCTTTGGATTATCTTTTCAGACTTGCAGAAATGAAAGCGGAACTTACGGGAGTTATCAACTTGAAACAGGATTCCGCCAATATGCCGAATTTTGCACAAAAAAGAGCAATGATCGAAGCTTTCGGAGATATCGACGATCCGAATAATAAATTATATGTAACTTATAGGGTAATGAGAATGAACGCCCCTGTAATTTCCGGAAACGGTTATTATCCGGATACCGGTACTTATCAAATGGTATATGCGGCCACGCCTTCCACGGCCAACAATTTCCGCCGGGCAAAATGGAGCATAACGACAAACAGCTACGCCGATATTACAGAAGACGGAATATTAACCGTAAAGAAAGTCGGCGGAGCAGGGGCTGCAGAAGTTACTCTCACGATGGAACTTTTAGGCGGAGAGGAAATATCATCTACCAGAAAGATTTTCTTTTTCCTGCCTGAACCGAAACCAGGAGACTATGTATATTACGATGGCTCATATTCTGATATTTACGATGCGAACCGTTCGGTAATCGGGATTTGTTTTTATGTTAATGGAAATGACAGGCGGATGATTGCATTAGACAATCTGGCTACTATACCATGGGGACGCAATAATTTGGATATACCGGATTTAAAAAACTACACCGTTGCAGATGGGGCAAACAGCTCATTAACCGTTAGCGATGAAACATACCGGGAGAGTGACAATACAACATTTAAGGAATTTATTTCGGGATCACTTTCTGACTGGGACGGTAAAAGGAATACGGACAAGATGCACGAACAAGCATTATACGCGTTACAGTCAAACGGTTTGTATATTCCTCAAAACATGCGCGAACTGGTTGAGGAGATGGGCAATATTACAGACAATACAGTAAGATGTTTGTATTATCCGGCTTCATTCTATTGTAAGATGTACGAACCGAAAGTTAAACTTAATGAGGTTTTAGCCGATAAATTCAAGGTTGGTAACTGGTATCTTCCTTCATGTGCAGAACTGGCACGTATTGTTTATTATGGTATGAAAGGATATATCAAGGGGGAAGAAGGTACGGATCTGGCGATATTTGCGGATGCGTCAACAAATGGAATCTTCGCAAAAATATCCACTAACTGGATTTGGTCGAGTACGGAGTACGATTCGCACGGCGCGTGGATCGTGATTGGTGCTTCCGGGCAAGTGCACGGCTACAACGATAAGGCGTATAGCGGCGTGGTTCGCGGTGTCGCCGCATTTTAAACATTTAACTTTAAACTTTGACATAACAAGAAACATAGAATATGGGGAAAGCAAACGATTTGAAAGTATATAATGATGTTGAATTATTAGCCGGATGGGTGTTGGATTTGTCCGGCAACTTCCCTAAGCAATACAGATATCTCGCGCAGCGGTTGGTAAATGTAACATTTGACTGTATGGACGATATTACACTTGCCAATTTGCGTGAAGGGACTGAACGCGCAATGTTTCTTGATGCTTTCGTGGTACATTTTACATCTTTAAAAACGATTCTAAGAATATGCACCAGAAAACGGATTGTTTCTGTTGGTAATGAAGCCTTCTTTTTGCGGTCTTCCGCAAATATAGGTCGACAGATAGCCGGATGGAAACGGGCAACATTGAACCAAAATCGTTAAGGCGGTTATGGCAGTGTATAATTTAATCTTTAATGGGTGCCCTACTGGAAGAATACTTCCAGTTACGAACAAGATACAGGGCATGATAACGGAGTACAATTCGAACAACGCGTGGATCGTGAATGGTGCTTCCGGGCAAGTGAACGGCAACAACAATAAGGCGAATAGCTACGTGGTTCGCGGTGTCGCCGCATTAGGGGAATTATACAGCATATTGTTTGAATCGTTTGTAGAAGCGTACCACGATTGCATTTGTAATAAAATGTCAAGTTCGCAATGTTGTGAGTTTAGGGCAGATTACGAAGACCGATTATATAATCTTTATTTGCAGGTCGTGTCAGGTTCTTATGAACCTTTAAAGTCACTTTGTTTTGTTGTTATCTGGCCATTATACAGGGAAGTGTTTGCAGCGGATTTTCAGGATCGTATAATACATCATTGGATTTGCATACGGTTGGAACCTTTGTTCGACAGGCGTTTTGCAGGGATGGGAAATGTTTCACATAATTGCAGGAAAGGCTTTGGCACTGAAAGCGCAGTACAGGCTCTTTTTAAAGATATATACGATTGCAGTAACGGGTTTACTAAAAGTTGTTGGGTCGGAAGATATGATATTTCCGGATTCTTCATGTCAATAGACAAGGGGATTGCATGGGTGTTGTTAAGTGAACTTATCAATGAATACTATCACGAATCCGATAAGGAATGTTTGTTGTATCTTGTACGCATAACAGTGTTTCATTTGCCGCAGGAGCATTGTATAAAACGATCTCCGGAATCCTTGTGGGACAAGATACCGGATAATAAGTCGCTTTTTGGGAATGACCCGTATAAAGGTATGCCAATCGGCAATCTTCCTTCACAACTGATTGCAAATTTCTACATGTCTTTCTTTGATGAATTTGTTTTATCCCTGGGATTCAAATATTACGAAAGATATGCGGATGATTTTGCCCTGGTACATAAGGACAAGGATTTTATATTAAAAGCAATACCACTTTTTGAAAGCTTCTTATGGAATAAGTTGAAATTAAAGTTACATCCACAGAAGAGATATCTGCAACACTATACAAAGGGTATCATGTTTGTGGGAGCTGTCATTAAAATGGATCGGATATATGTAGGGAAGAGAATTGTTCGCAACACCCGAAGAACAATAATGCATATAAATAGAGAGCTGGAGGAAGGAAAAGAGTTAACGGATAGTATGATATCCAGTCTTAATAGCTATTACGGGTTTATGAGAAAAAGAAATGCGTATGCCATACGCCGCGGACTTACAAAGATTTTTTCCCCTTTGCTTTGGGACAAGGTGTATATGACAAATCATTTTTTTACGGTTAAAATAAAAAAGAATTATGATGAATTATTCCAATACCGCCGGGAAGCAATTAAAAGCACCCGACACCGTATTGCTTAAATCTATGGCCTTGCCGATAGAATATGACAACGGCGTTTATATCATCCGTTGGGATATAAGGGCTATTTTCCCGGATAATGGAACGGAAAGAAATCCCTTGGTTACGTTTGCATCCTGGAGAGGTAAAGAATACCCGGGAATAGAGCGGATAAAAACATGGCTAAAAGAATATTATAACGGGAAAATCCCGGAAAACATAAACTTAAAAGATTACAGTTATGAAAGAATTAGAGTTTACAACCTACGTAAAACGTCCGGAAATGCTTGAGAAAAGCGTTCAGGCGTGTGTTCCTCACTGGACGATAAACATCGACAGCCGGCAGATAGAAAATGAGTTGGGAATATTGGTTTATAAACAGGAAGTTGTAAGGTTGGAAGGCGAGCTGACTTATGAAAAAATAGTTGCCGCAATCATAAACGCGAAATATTCCCCGGACGACCAGACAGCTATATTAATGAACGCAATTAACCCGAATTACCTTACAGAGGAAAAGGAAGCAGCCTATTATCAGGAGATGAAGGACTTTCAGGAATGGCGGGACAAGGCAAAAGAAATTGCCTCTACTATAATAAAGGGACTTCCGTTTTGAAGAATACTGGGTATCATTTTGATTAATAATTAAATCATGTAGTTTATGAAACAGTTAATTGAAAAAGTGTTCGGCTGGATGAAGGAAAGTAACCGGCCGGCACACATGAAGGCGGGTAATTCAATTTTTGTTGCCGGGCTGATTGTGTTTACGTTTATCGGGATTCTGCTACTTTATCCCATGATACAGGATTGCTCATACGAAGGCAGCAGCCGTTTGTTTGTCTCGATAATGATTCAGGTGTGTATCATGGTATTTGTAGCAATGTGCGCAGTAGAATATATTCAAGAGCGGATGGGGTGTAAATGGGACTGGCTGGATATTGCGGCCGGATGTTTAGTGCCTGTTTGTATTACCGTATTTACGATTCTACTTGTTTTTCTGACGTTGTAGAAGATAAAGCGGCGGAACCGTTACTTTCGGACAGTTCCGCCGTACCCTCTCTTTCCTTATAACATATCATCAAAAGCGTGTATCCCCACTTCGCGCTCGTCTTCCAGAACATGTGCGTAAACCATTGTCATAGTTATAGAACTATGTCCCAAAAGGTGGGATAGAGTTACGATATCATGTGTTTTCTTATAATACAGGGTAGCGAATGTATGCCGGCCGGTTTTTGAACTGATATCCTTTGTTATTCCTACTTTACCGGCTATGGTTTTCAGTACCCGGTTTATATCCTGATCCGTGGGAAGGTTCATAAACAGGTTGCCTTTTGTACGTCCGGCCCGATAATATTCATAGATATAACGTGCCGGGTCCGATAAAGGTACAGTTACCGGTATTTTGGTCTTGCCCCGTGTGTAATGTAGATCATTCCCTATGAACTGGTTTATCTGCAATGCTTTTGCATCACCTATATGCAGCGAGGTAAAACAGAGAAACAGAAAAAAGCGGAGTACGTTCTGGGTACATTCTTCCAGTCGGCCGGACCGGTACAAGGCGGTCAGGCGAAGGAGTTCTTCTTCCGTCAGGTATATAACCTCACTTTTGGGGCGACGTATCTTTATGGCCGCGAACGGGTCCTGTTCCATATAACCGCCGCGTATGGCGGCACCTACATATATTTTAATAGTGGCCATGTTACGCCATGCCGTAGAATCCATGTTACCTATTTTGCGGAGATATGCAAAGAAAGACAGGAGAAATTCATGGGTAATCTCTGAAAATACAAGGCCGGGGGCGAATGTTTCCAGTTTCTTGATGATAGAAACGTGATGTTTCCAGGTACCGAAAGAAATAGTTTTGCTAATTTGTTTGAGGTAAACCCGTGCAAAATCAAAGAAGGTACCAAAATCGGAAGGATTGTTATAGTGACGAAAGAAACTTTCTTTTGTCAGCGTCTCATTTTTAAGCCGGGCACGGACAAATATATCGCTTACGCGTGACCGGATGTTTGAGATGATTAGATTTTTGTCTTTACTTTCTTTGTCCCGGCCTTTTATCACTTCGTTTTGCTCATCCCATTCTTTGGACGTGACACTTAACCTTACCGCGATCCTTATTTTTTCGCGGTTGATATAAAATTCCACATACAGGGGGAGGCGGTCGGTCTTGCCTTTTTTGCCTTGTCTTACAATTCTTATTGCCGTCATTTTTATATGCCTATTTTATGCCTGTAGAGGGTATATGCCTACAAATATGCCTACACAGACAGGTTATTAAAAGTTAAACGGGCTCACCGATAAAATCATGTGGGCTTCTCAACAATTAGTATCTTTGCCCTAAAAAACTTTTATGACTAGTTACGATACTCTTTTAGTTCTTGCTCGCTTAATTCTTCCGGTTGAGCTA